CCAAGTATGTTATTGGGCGGTTATTTGCTGATGAGCAGGATTTTATTCAGGTTGACAATTTATTGCCGACGTCTTTTATTGGTGATCCGATGGAGGAGGAGGGGTTTAAGTGGCGGTGGCGTCGTTTGGGTGTTTTTTCCAGTTTTCGAGTAACATGGGGTCCAGCCAGGGCGGATAAGGGTAAGCGGGAGTTTTACATTGGATTCCAGCTTGGGTCTAATGTGCCGGGTGTTGGGTTCACGTTTTTTCAATTCAGAGCACTGTAGATGAGTCAAGAGTCGGCGCTGTTGGATGACCTGATGCAGAAGTATCAGGGTTTTTCTGATGAGAAGAAGGCGGAGATGGACCAGTTTTTAGCTGAGCGGAGTACTGCTCGGCTATGGTTTCCGACGGTTGGGCCGCAGTTGGATGCGGTGAATTGTGAAGCGGATATTTTGCTTTATGGTGGATCGGGTGGTTGTGGCAAGACGGATTTGATATGTGGATTGGCGTTTGAGTATCACAAGCGCAGTTTGATTATTCGCAAGCACTACACGGATTTGAGTGCAATTACTGACCGGGCGAAGGCGATCAATGGTACGGAGAAGGGTTACAACGGTTCGATTCCGCCGCGCTTAAAGACGATTCGGCATTCGGAAGCGAAGCCACACCTGATTGATTTTGGTGGATTGGCGAAGTCGACGGACCATGAGCACTGGCAGGGACAGGCGCACGATTTGTTAGCGATCGATGAGGTTGTGCAGAATCGTGAGGATCAGGTTCGGTTTTTGATGGGTTGGGTTCGAAGTGAGGATCCGAAGCAGCGTTGCAGGACGGTATTGGCGAGTAATCCTCCGACCAGTTCGGCGGGTGACTGGATCATCAAGATGTTTGCGCCGTGGTTAGATTCTCGGTATCCGAAGCCAGCCAAGCCCGGTGAATTGCGTTGGTGTGTATCGGATGAAGATGGTCAGGACTTTTGGATAGATGGTCCTGATGTAAAGATTCCGAGCGGCAATTTTAACGATGATGGTAGTGACAAGTATTTGATTCCGATGTCGAGGACTTTCATACCTGGGACCTTGGACGACAATCCATTTTATCGTGATTCAGGTTATGCGGCGCAGTTGGATGCGTTGCCGGAGCCGCTCAGGAGTGCGATTCGTGATGGCAACTTCATGGCCGCTCGTGTTGACAATTCAGATCAGGTTATTCCGACCGACTGGATTCGTCTTGCTCAGGGTCGTTGGACGTCGGATCCGCCGTTTCAGATTCCGCAATGTGCGATGGGTATCGATGGAGCTCGTGGCAAGGACGAGAGTGCTATCTCAATTCGGCATGATGGCTGGTTTGCGCCGTTGATTTGCGCGCCGGGGGCAGAAACGCCGCACGGTACGGACTTGGCAGCGAAGGTTATCAAGCATCGCAGGCATGATTCTGTGGTTGTTTTGGATGTTGGTGAAACGACGGGGGCACAGGCATACGGTCATTTGACCGAGAATGGTGTGACTTGTGTTGGCCATCTTGGGGTAGATCCGTCGGTACGGCGAACGGAGGACAAGAAACTCAAGTTTTTCAACAAACGTGCGGAGATTATCTGGCGTTTTCGTGAGGCTCTTGATCCTGGGCAGGATGGTGGCAGCCCGATTGCGTTGCCGGATGATCCGATGCTGGTATCTGATTTGACGGCGACGACATGGGAATTGACTCCGAATGGAATCAAGGTGACGCCGAAGAAGGATGTTGTGAAGTTATTGAGGCGATCGCCAGACCGCGGTGATGCGGTTATGATGTGCTGGAGTGCTGGCGATAAAGCGCTTACTATGGCGACGGCGTGGCGGCAGGATCAGAGAGTGGGTACACTGGCCGGAAAGCGTCAACCGCAAGTCAATTATGGTCCTCGGCGTGGCTCAAGGAGACACTGATGTCTGGATTGAAAAATACTGGTGCTAGGTTATGGAATTTGAGCACCTTTAAGGGCTACAAGACAAAGCATGAAATAAATCTCGAAAAGACAGCTAAGAAGCAAAATGCGCTGGACCAGATTTACGCTGGTGCTGATGTTCCGGACGCTGAATTACTAAAGCGTAACGAGCGTCGCAAGGCAGCAAAGCGCCAAGGATCGAGAGCCGGTACGGTTCTCACGAACTCCGACAAACTGGGGTAAATGATGCGACCTCAAGATCTGATTATTCGTGGCTCGACGTTCTTTTCAGAACGCAAAGCCATAGTAAGTCTCTGGCAAGAGCTGGCGGAGAATTTCTACCCGCAACGTGCCGACTTCACAGTGAATCGTTATATTGGTGAGGAATTTGCCGATAACCTGTATTCAAGCTATCCAATCATTGTGCACCGTGACCTGAGCAATTCATTTGCGGCGATGTTGCGTCCTCGAGCCAAAGACTGGTTTGAGATTTCGGTTGATGATGAACCTTCATTAAGTCAGTCCGACAAAGCGTGGTTGCAGTGGGCGACAAAAAGACAGCGATCTGCGATGTACGATCGCAAGGCTCAGTTCATTCGTGCCACCTCACAAGGCGATGCTGATTTTGCTCTGACGGGCCAATGCTGTATTTCGCGAGAGATTGTTTATAACGCTGAGGTTCCGCACCTGTTGTATCGAACGTGGCATCTTCGTGATGTTGCTTGGAGTGAGAAGGCCGATGGTGCGATCGGCGAGATTTATGTGAAGTGGAAGCCGACAATCAAGCAGCTTAAAGAGCTGAAATTGAATCTTCATCCGAACATGACCAGAGTAAAGGTCAACGACAATATCGCTAAGGCTGATTGTATGCGGCTGATCGTATCGACCGACGTTTACCGTGGGCAGATGGATCAGGGCGCCAAATACCCATGGATGCTGGTGTATCTGGACGTTCAGAACAATCACATTATGGGCGAATACGGTGTGATGAGTCATGGTTTTACGCTGCCACGTTGGCAGACAGTATCCGGATCACAGTATGCGTATTCTCCTGCCGCTGTTGCCGGGTTGCCGGACGCTCGTCTGCTTCAGGCCATGTCGCTGACGTTGCTGGAGGCTGGCGAAATGTCCGTGCGTCCACCGATGATTGCGACCACTGAAGCGGTCAGGGGCGATATTCAATTATTTTCAGGCGGCATTACCTGGGCCGATTCTGAATACGACGAACGAAAAGGCGAAGTTCTCAGGCCATTGAGTCAGGACAGGACTGGTTTGCCGAAGGGTTATGAGGTTCGCGATCATCAGATGTCCATGCTTGCTGAGGCTTTTTACATCAACAAGCTGACATTGCCGCCGCCGGAAGGTGATATGACGGCTTTCGAGACGGGCCAGCGCGTAGAAGAGTATGTTCGGGCAGCCTTACCACTCTTTGAGCCCATGGAGCACGAATACAATGGGCAACTCTGTGAGGACACCTTCGACGGTCTTTTACGTGCTGGCTATTTTGGATCTGTTCAGGATATTCCTCGCAATCTTCAGGGCCGCAACATTCACTTCAAGTTTGTTTCGCCGTTACACGATGCGATCGAGCGTAAAGAGGCGTCAACATTCCTCGAATCGAGCGATATCATTGAGCGCGCGATGGCTCTGGATCCGAATGCTGGTGTTCTCATGGATACGAATTCAGCGTTGCGAGCAGCTCTGGAAGGAATCGGCGTAGAGGCGCGACATCTCAGGACCGAAGATCAGGTTGCAGCCATTATGCAGGCGAATGCCGAACAGGCTCGAGCTGAGGAGCAGATGGAACTGGCCAAGTCAGGCGGTCAGGCGGCGAGAGATTTTTCACAAGCTGAGCAGGCTGCATGATTCAGGAGGATGTAGCATCCTGCAAGCCGAAACAGGATCCTCTGGCGCGTCCGGACTACACGGAAGCTGAAGTTCAAGCTCTCCGTGCGGTCTGGGAGGGTCAGGCTAGTGAAAGGCAGCAGAGAATGGCGTTGGAGTATATGATTCGCGCATTCGGTACACACGACACAAGTTTTCGTCCTGGAGATCCGTATTCCACGGCGTTTGCTGAAGGCAGGAGACACGCAGGAACCACTTTGGTATGGATGCTAAAGGCGGCACCGACAAGGACGGACCCAGATAAAATCGCATCTCGATCAATTAAGGAACAATCATAATGCCAGCAGAACAGAAAACAGTTACAACCATCAATCCCGG